GAGCAAGATCTTAAGAACATGAACGGTATCGATATTGATGCTGAAATCACAAACGCTATGTCGTATGAGATTCAGGCTGAGATCGACCGTGAAATGCTCATGAGAATGATCCAGGCAGCTCTTGGAGCCGGAGTTAATAAAGGATACTCCTTCTGGTCACCTGCTTCTGCAGATGGTCGTTGGATGGTTGAGCGCAACAGGGACTTCTATCAGCGTCTTATCATTGAAGCTAACCGCATTGCTGTGCGTAACAGGCGTGGTGCTGCAAACTTTATTGTTTGTACGCCTCGTGTTGCCGCCATTCTTGAAATGCTCCCTGAATTTCAGTGGGTACCCGTTCAAGGTGACGTAAATACACAACCTGTTGGTATTGCTAAGGTTGGTTCACTTGGTGGAAGATTCAACGTTTACCGTGATACTCGTACAGAGGTTCAGAATTCTACAGTGTATGCTGATAACCAGTATACTGCGGCTGCCGATAACGCTGCGTTATCTCAATCAATTGAGTACGCTCTGCTTGGCTATAAGGGTCCTGAGTTCTACGATACTGGTATCATTTACTGTCCTTACATTCCTGTCATGGTTCAGAGAACCATCGGTCCTAACGACTTCGCACCACGTGTTGGCTTGCTTACTCGTTATGGTGTTGTTGACAACATCTTCGGAGCGAATCTCTACTACCATGTCATTCTTGTTCAGGGACTCGGTACTGCGTTTACTCCAGCTTCTCAGTCGGTGTACTTCTAATCTATCAGAACGTCGCTGATTAAGCAGCAGTCGAGAGACAAATCACAGAAACAGCAGAGCGAAAGCTCTGCTGTTTTTTTTTGTTGAAGTTCGCGTAAATTAACACTACTTACTATAAATATTCATATGGCAGATTACCAATACGCATTTGACACACAGCTTTTTGACCTCAGCGCTTATAAAGCACAACCCGGTACTGATGAAGGAAATTCTCATATCGTGGTTGACGGTCCAGAACCAATAAACTACATGGCTGCTGATTTTGCAACCGCAGATAAAGCAGGCCCTGATCCAGCAGCTCTAGGCAATCAATATCGCGGAGGGTTGTTTAGTTTAAGTGCCTTAAACAACTCATTTCAACTTGTAAGCGGCGGAACAATTGGATGGCCGGATAGTGATGTAGAAACGGTATATTACGGTAGAGTAACAACAGTCGCTTTTAACATAAGCTCTGTACCCGACATCAGTCCTACTGTCCCGTATTCACAAAATGATGCTTCAGCTGCTCATTCTTTAGACCAAATTCAATGGTGTATTGACCCTGTAAGGGGTAAGATAAAAACCGGGTTATCTGGTAAAACAGGTGTTAAGATTGGTGGCTGCTATCTCCCCACAGGTAAGGCTGGTAATGCTGGTGGTACTGCTGATGCAGAGCCGTTCGCATTAATTACTGACCAAGGATTTACTGTACTGTATAGAGCGGCTACAGGGGCTACAACAATAGCGCCTTTTGCATCTGGTTGGAACTTAGCAACTAGCCCAAATATGCGCCGTAAAGTGCAAATGGGAATGATTTAAGCATCAGTATTCTGAATCCAATCACTCGGTAAAGCACTTAACAGAGCATTCTGTTCTGTAGATGTAAGCAGTGTATAATACTGTGATCCATTTATTGGATCACCGCCTGGCCCCGTTTCATTTAGTTCGTATATCTCTAAATATGCTCGTGGATTAGTATCAGTTTCTTCTTCAATTGCACTCCATATATACCGGGAAACACCATCCGTTCCTGTATAGTATGCCAACCCTTCTTCACGACCAGCTTGTGCAGATCTTTCTTCTGCTGCTGATAATGTACTATAAATTAAATATTTCATTTAGTTAATCTGGTAATAACCATTTAGTTGGTTTATTATATTAGCTGATAATAACGGGGTATCAGCTGTTATATTAGCCGGCCAAAATATTTGCTCATGAAAGTATCCATACATATTTTGTGAATTGCCTCCGTCATATCTAGAAAATAACCGAGCTCCATATTGACTATTAGACCCAACATTACCATATATATCCGTTTGATCTCCATCATCATCAACTATACTAAAGGCAGAATTTGAACCATTGAACAACCCATATCTTATCTTGCTACCAGCTATAGTATTAGAGTTATCTTCAACAAGAAAACTCCCTGCAAATAACCCGGAATCGTTTCCGGAATAAAAACTACCTAGAATATTTCTTGTTGATGATGTGGTACCTTCCCAAAAGTATCTGTTTGTGGTATGTGTTAATTGCTGACCTACTTGTATTACAGTGTTGGGGTGCGCTATTGTACCCCACTGTGCAACATATACATTATTACCCCCGTCTAGATAACCACCTGGTATACCGGCTGTTCCCATTCCAGTTGCGTAGCTTATAGCGCCAGCATTTAACATCCGAGGCTGCTTTGAAGTAGTTGTTGAAGTACCGTCTCTTCCATTCCCGGATTGATCATACCACTTTGTCATCCACATTGATTGACCAGATCCCATAGAGTCAGCATCTACATATCCAGAACTTGCCGCAAATTCACCTAGATTAGTTGCGTTTGAAGAAGAAGAAAAATTATCAACGGGTGATTCTAAAGAATAGCTTCCTGTAGAATCAAAATGTACATCTGCCTCTACACCGCCTGTATTCCGTCTTACCCTAAGCATAGGTCCATTATAAGTAGAGCTCAATCTACGTAAACTAAAAGCAACATCAGCATTTGGGTATTGATCAAGAATAAAACCTTGTGCTCCTTTACCACCAGTAGCAAGAGTACCAGTTGTTTTTCCAGGCGTGGTGCCCGCCCCGGTAGTTATATTTGTAGGTGATATAAACATTATGATAAATTATATTGTACACCGCCGTATAGCTTACTACCATCACTCCAGAATGTTAATATATCTACAGCACCAGCGGTTGTTGTTAATGTGGGTGGTACACCACCCGGCCAGCAATAATTAGTATATGTTGAAAGTGTTCTAGATCCTGTACCATCTTGGATAACCTTTAATATATAAGACCCTTGTGCTAAGTTAGTTGGATTGCTGAGTGTTCGATTACCGCCTAATGTAACCGTAGCTGCGTGACCTTTGCATGCATCCCACGCTATGTTAGCAGCATCAGTCAATGTTTGATAATCAGTTTGTGGTCCCTTGAATGTCTTGCTAGCACTTATACTACCAACGACTGACAGTTTCTCTCCTGGTATTGTTGTACCAATACCTATCTTTTGAGCACTACCATCAATTCTCATGGTCTCTTTCAACGAGCCATCACACGTCTTAAATATAATATCTTTGTTTTGAGCTGATTGCTGCATGTATACGTCACCTGTATAGTTACAGTAATACATGTCCCCGTAGAACATAAGTTCATGACAAGAAGAGCTTTGCCCGAACTGAATTTTATAACCTCCGTTATCTAAATAGTAATTACTACCGCATGCGATAGTACAACCACTAAATACGGCGCATGACCCATGCACACATGAAGTACCACATATAAGAGGACTACAAACAGCTGTTGTACCACAAACAAGAGGACCGCATACGGATGTACTACCGCATACTGCAGGCCCTGAAACTGTTGTAGTACCGCATATCTGAGGGCTATAAACATATGAAGTACCGCATAATGTTTGACCGCATACGGATGTAGTACCGCAGACGTTGACGCCACAGACAGATGTAGTACCGCATATAGCAGGACTACAAACTTGGCAATGACCGTACACACAAGAAGAAGCACTTATATCGCCTGTTACGGTAAGTTTCTTATTAGGCGCGCAGTTACCAATACCAACATTACTCGAAGCATCTACAAGAATCTGCGAGTATCCATTTTGTACAATAGCTACCGGGTAATCATCATACGAACCCATTACCATAGTGTTCGCTGGTATTCTGTAAGTAGATGACGCGTTACCCGCCATGTGAATAGAACCACAAACTGCACCCCCGTCTTGTATCAGCTTAATTTTTGGATTATCACTCTCACCAGAGTTATCTGTATCAGCTTCTAATATTAAAGCAACATCTCCTTTACTTTTAACGTGTATACCAGCTTCGTTATCAGACGACTGGAAATCAAAAGTATCTGAATCATTAGAGACACCAACCTTACCACCGAAGTACGACATTAAACCAGCAGCGCTTAGACCACCGGTAGCTGTTAAGTTACCAGCAATAGTCAGTTTTTCAGTAGGTGCTGTTGTACCTATACCAACGTCACTACCTTTTATAACAACTCTATCCGCGTCATTCTTAAATGTAAGAGCATCAGAATTTGTTGGTTCATTATACATTACCCAGCATCTACTTCCTGCCTCGAGC